AGGCCGAGGTGGTCCGGGACCTGTGGGGGGAGGACCGGCCGAGGGTGGCCTACGTCCAGGTGCCCCGGAAGAACGGGAAGACCCGGCTGGCCGCCGGCCTGGCCCTGCTCGAGGCGTGCCTGAAGGACTACCGGCACATCTACGCCATCAGCGATTCAGAGAAGAACCTGAAGTCCACGATGATGCGGGAGCTCCGGGACATCGTCGGTGCGTCCCCGGACCTGCGGGACAGCGTGCATGTGTTCCAACACCATTTCGAGGTGCCACAGACCGGGAGTTTCATCGAGGCCCGGCCGGGCAACTTCGCTGCTTCCCAGGGGATCAACCCGCATCTGACCCTGTTCGATGAGGTCCACCTGCAGAAGAACGGTGACGTGTGGCATGGGATGCAGATGGCCGGCGCCGCCCGCACTGACGCCCTGCTGTTGGGGATCACGACGCCGGGGTATGACCTGTCGTCGCTGGCCCATGATCTCTACGAGCAGGTGAGGTCGGGTACCTCAGGTCTCTACGGTCGGATCTTCGAGGCGGACCCCGCCGCCGACATCGACGATGAGGGGGCGTGGGCCAGCGCCAACCCTTGCATCGACCGGCCCGGGTTCATCGAGGGGATGCGCTTCGACCGGTCGATCCTTCCTGAGCATGAGTTCCGCCGGTTCCGGTTGGGTCAGTGGACGGCGACGGAGCAGGCGTGGCTGCCGTACGGGGCCTGGTCGGCCTGTGCGGCCCCTGGGCGCCCCGTGCCGCCTCCGGGGACCAGGGTGTGGCTCGGGTTCGACGGGAGCTACTCGGGGGACTCCACGGCCCTTGTGGGCGTCACTGAGGATCTCCACGTTTTCGTGGTCGGTTGTTGGGAGAACCCGGGCCGGGCCGGGTGGCGTGTTCCCCGCCCGAAGGTGCAGGAGGCGGTAGCGGAGGCCTTCGGGATGTGGGACGTGGTCGAGCTCCTGGCGGACCCGCCCTATTGGGGGGCGGAGATTGCGGAGTGGACCGCGACCTGGCCTGGCCGGGTGGCGGAGTTCCCCACGTTCTCCCGGGCCCGGATGGCGCCGGCCTGCACGGCGTTCTACGCATCGGTGATGGAGCGGTCCCTGACCCATGACGGGGATCCGAGGCTGGCCCGCCACGTCTCCAACGCCGTGGTCAAAGCCTCACCTCAGGGGGATTTCATCACGAAGGCGGATAAGGACTCGCCGGCCAAGATCGACCTGGCCGTGGCGGCCGTGATCGCCCACCAGGCCGCCGCTGTCGCCCAGCCGGTGAAGCGCCGGGGCGTGTTCGTGGTCTAACTGCAGGGTTCTCGCTATTGCGACTTTATGCAATAGTGAGTGGGCAGTGAGTGGTTTTTGGCGCAGGATGCTGCTTGGCCCGGAGAGGGTCGAGTCCCGGGCCTATTCGGGCCCGTCGTTCAGCATCGGCGACCCGGCGCTGGCCGAGTTCTTCGGGATGGGTGGCCAGACCCTGGCCGGCGTCCCGGTCAATGAGAGCTCGAGCCTCGGCCTCACCAGCGTGTTCCGGGCGGTGTCGATCATCGCCGGCACGATCGGTGGTCTTCCCCTGCGGTCCTACCGGACCGATTCGGATGGGCAGCGTCAGCGGGTCCCGACGTTCCTCGACAACCCGTCGGGGCCGGGCGGGCCGTACACCCAGTTTGAGTGGCTCGAGCTGGTCATGGTCTGCCTCCTCCTCCATGGAAATGCGTTTCTGCAGCACATTTACAACGGGGGCGGCGCCATCGTCGGGTTGCTGCCGCTGCCGCCGTCGGCTGTGACGGTGCGGCCGATCCAGACCGGCGAGGAGCTGGCCAATTACGGCGGGCCGGACGGCACCTACCGCAAATGGTTCGAGATCCAGCTGGCCGACGGGTCACGACGGGAGCTGACGTGCGCTGAGCTGACCCACATCCCCGCCCTGGGCACCGACGGAGTCAGGGGACTGAGCCCTATCGAGGTTCACCGTCAGGCGCTCGGGACGGCGCTGGCCGGTGACCGGGCCGCTGCCCGACTGTTCGGGTCCGGGCTGCTCCTGGGCGGACTGGTCACCGGCGACGATTCGCTGTCACGGGAGGACGCCGAGGAGGCCGTGGCCCAGCTGCGGGCCAAGATGGCCGGGTCCGACCACGCCGGGGACATCCTGTTTTTGAACGCCCAGCTGAAGTTCCAGCCGTAGACGATCCCGCCGGCCGACGCCCAGTTTTTGGAGTCCCGGGTCCATTCGGTGACGGAGGTGTGCCGGATCTACGGCGTCCCGAAGGTGCTCCTCGCCGAAGATGGCGCCTCCACCTGGGGCAGCGGAATCGCCGAGCTCAACCGGTGGTTCGCCCGCACGGCGCTGTTTTCGTGGACTACCCGCCTCGAGCAGAGGCTGTCGCTGCTGCTGACCCGGCCGACGGCCTGCGAGTTCGACTACAAGGGGCTCCTCCAGCCGGCGCCGGAGGTAGAAATCCCGCTGCTGATCTCGCAGCTCAAGGCGGGCATCCTGACCACCGACGAGATCCGCCGCATGTTCAACCTTCCTTCGCTCCCGGCCGGTGCGGCCCCTTCGGATACTTCCCCGAATGGCCCTGGTACTGGCTCGCCGGCCGGGGCGGAGGTCCCGGCATGAACCGCCTCTGCGCCGAGCTGCGGGCCGCTGAGGTGTCCGGCAAGACACTGTCGGGCCATGCGGCGGTGTTCGGCCAGCTCGCCGAGCTGCGGGGCGGCTGGGAGGCCATCGCCCCGGGGGCGTTCGACGAGGTCCTCGGCCGGGACGACGACGTCGTCGCTTTGCGGGACCACAACCCGTCGATGCTTCTCGGGCGCCGGGCCGCCGGCACTCTCCGCCTCGAGACGGACGACGACGGCCTGGCGTTCGAGGTCGACCTGCCCGACACGTCCTACGCCAACGACGTCCGGGAGCTCGTCGCCCGGGGTGACCTGCGGGGCGCCTCCTTCGGGTTCCTGCCCGGCAAGGACGAGCTCGGCCGGGCCCCGGACGGCAAACAGGTCCGCACCCACACATCCATCCGCCGGCTCCTCGACGTGAGCGTCGTGACCCTGCCGGCCTACGACGGCACCGACGTGACGCTGCGTCATATCAGTTTCGGGCCGCCGGCCCTCGACAACCGCACCCGCCTGATCCTGGCCCGGCACCGGGCCCGTTCCGCCCGGAGGTAACCGTATGACCGCTGTTGAGACTCGGGCCATGAGCATCGAGGACATCCAGGCCGCCCTGGAGGGGATCATTGCCGGCCTGAAAGACGAGGAAGGCAACGACCGTCCGATCACCGACGAGGAGGCCGCCCGGTACGAGGAGCTCGAGGGCCAGCTCCAGATGGCCAAACGCCAGAAGGGGATCGTGGAGCGGCACCGCCAGTACAAGGCGGTGGTCCGCAACGACCTCCACGTCAACGTGTCCGTCGCCGAAGACAAGGTGGAACGGGCCTTTGAGGCCTACCTGCGGACCGGTAACCCTCAGCCGGAACTGGCCGAGTTCCGGGCCCAGTCCGAAGGGACCAACACGGCCGGTGGCTACCTGGTCCCGCAGGGGTTCCGGGCCAAGCTCGTCGAGCGGATGAAGCAGTTCGGCGGGATCGCCAACTACGCCGAGACGGTCACCACATCCGAAGGCAACCTGTTGCCGTACCCGACCGTGGACGACACGGCCAACGTCGGCGAGATCGTGGCGGAAGGTGGGACGTTTGCCGCCGGCGCCGACCTCGTGTTCGCCCAGCGGACCCTGTCGGCCTACAAGTACATGGCCGGCGGCGCAGGGAACCTGCCGCTCAAGGTGAGCTGGGAGCTCCTCCAGGACTCGGCCTTCGACGTGGCCGGGTTCATAGCCCGCAAGCTCGGCGAGCGGATCGCCCGCCTCCAGGCCGTCCACTGGGCCACCGGCACCGGCACCGGCCAACCGCAGGGGATCGTCACGCCGATCACCACGTCCGGGACGATCGGCACCCTCGCCCTGTCCGATCTGGTGGCCACCATCCTGGCGCTCGACCCGGCCTACCGGCCCAACGCCAAGTGGCTCATGAACGACGCCACCTACGGGACGATCATGGGTCTCAACGACTCGACCGGCCGGCCGCTGCTCACCGGCGTCAACGACGGGATCGCCGGTGACATCACCCGGCCCCGCCTCCTCGGCTACGAAGTTGTGATCGACCAGGCCATGCCGTCGAAGGCCACCGCCGCCAAATTCCTCGCCTTCGGGGACATCAACGAGGCGTACGTGATCCGCCGGGTCAAAGACGTAACGCTTGTAACGCTCAACGAGCTGTACGCCGCCAACGGACAGACCGGGTTCATGGCCTGGGCTCGGGCCGACGGCGCTGTGCAGAACCCCAACGCCATCGTCGTAAGGACAGGTGCCTAATGGCCAAGAAGAAGGACAAGGAAACCACCGCCCAGGCCGACCCGGCCGCCTCGCCGCTGCTCGAGACAATCGATCCCCGCCAGGCGGCCGTCAACAAGCTCACCTCGACACCGGACGAGGACGACCCGAGGGGCGGCGACCTGCCCGACCCGAAGGACAACCCGGCCGCCCCCAACGACGTATCGAACACGGCCGACCCCAACGACCCCATGATCCTGACCGGCCATGACGCCCAGCCGGGAGAGAACGGGCAGTAGATGGTCGAGACAGTGGCGAGCCTGGCGCAACGGGTCCTGGCCCTCGAGGCCCGGATCGCCGCTGTCGAAACCGACCACGGGGCGCTGCGGGAAGAGATCCGGACCCGCAACGCCGCCGGCCGCCTGGCCGCCCTCGAAGGCGCCGAAACGCAACGCCAGCAGCGGATCGACCGGGACCGCTGGCTGTCCACCCTGCGGGGCAGGAGGCCGTAGATGGCCTACGCCACCCTCAACGAGCTCAAAGGATTCGTCGGGATCCCCACGGCCGACACCGCCGACGACACCACCCTCCAGTCGGCCCTCGACTCGGCGTCCGCCCAGGTCGACGCGTTCTGCGACCGGGTGTTCACCGACGGGTCCGTGACCACCCGGCTCTACACCGTGTCCGACACCGGCCGGCTCGACATCGACCCGATCAGCTCGACGACGGGCCTGGTGGTCAAGACGGACGACAACGCCGACGGCACCTTCGAGACGACGTGGACGCTCGACACCGACTTCCGCCTTGAGCCGATCAACGCCGCCGCCTTCGGGGAACCATGGACCCGCCTCAGCGTGTTGGGCACCCGCTGGTTCCCGAAGATTCAGTACCGGCCCGGGGTGCAGGTCACGGCCAAGTTCGGCTGGCCCGGCGGGACCGCCCCGGCCCCCGTCAAGCACGCCACCCTCATCCAGGCGTCGAGACTCTGGCTGCGGAAAAACGCACCCTTCGGCGTGGCCGGCTCCGTCGAGTTCGGTTCCGAGGTCAGGCTGCTGGCCAAGCTCGACCCGGACGTGGAGTCGCTGCTGCGGCCGTACCGGCGGAACTGGTGGGTGGCCGGGTGACCATGACGCAGGATGACCCGGATCGGGCCTACAGGCTTGCCCTGTACCTCTCAAGGCGGGTCAATGCGTGAGTTTGGATCTCAACTCGGTGATGGACGCAATCGGGGTGCGGCTGGCCACCATCACCGGCCTGCGGGTCTACGACTACTCGGCCGATCAGGCGGCGCCGCCGTCGGCGATCGTGGGGATGCCGGAACAGCCGATCGAGTACGACGCCGTCATGGGCCGGGGAGCCGACCGGGTGGTCATCCCGGTCCTGGTCGTCGTCGGCAAGGTGTCCGACCGGGCCGCCCGAGACGCCCTGTCCGCCTACCTGGCCGGCAGCGGCGCCTCGTCGATCAAGACGGCCATCGAAAGTGGCAACAGTGACCTGGGCGGTGTCGCCCAGACCGTGCGGGTCCAGACCGCCCGGGTCGACGTGGTGACCATCGCCGCCGTCGACTACCTCGGGGCGACCTTCGACGTGGAGGTATTCGACTAATGGCAACTAAGAAGTCCGGCCGCTACCGGGTCCTGCGGGACTTCGGCACGTACCTGGCCGGCGACCTCATCGACCTGGACGACGACACCGCCGCCGAGCTCGTCCGGGACGGTATGGTCGAGCGGGCAGAGGAGGGATAGGCGATGGCGTTCGTACACGGCAAAGGCGGAGTGTTCAAGATCGACAACTCCGCCGGCACCCTCCAGACCCTCTCCGCCTACCTCGACCAGTGGTCGATCAGCAACAGCGTCGATATGGCCGACACGACCACGATGAATTCCGAGGTCAAGACGTACCTGTCGGGCCAGTCGGACGCCACCATCTCCATCTCGGGCCTGTACGACTCGACGGCGGCCACCGGTCCCGATGTCACGTTGAACGGCCTCGTCGGCCTCGAGGCCACATCGACGTTCGAGCTCGGCCCCGAGGGTTCCGCTTCCGGGAAGACCCGCTACACCGGCGAATGTTTCCTCACCGGCTACCAGATCACCGACTCGGCCGGCGACGCCGTCAAGTTCACTGCCGACTTCCAGGTCACCGGCGCCATCACGAAGAACACGTACCCGTGAGCCTCCCGAAGATCCACGCCCCCATTGAGGCGGTCGAGATTGGCGGGGAACGCTTTGAGGTGCGGGTCATCACCCGAGCCGAACAGTTCCGCCTCCAGAAACTGGCGACGGGCGACACCCCGCCGGACGAGCTCGAAATCGCTGCGATCAGCATGGCCACCGACACCCCGACCGACGAGGTGCGGGACTGGTACGCCAAAACGCCGGCATGGGCGGTCAAGCAGCTCGTCGACCACATCGAGGCAGCGTCCCGGCTCACCGAGGGGGCACAGAAAAGCGGCGGCTAATGCGATTGCCTTCGGCGACGACGACCCGTTCGATTACGTCCTGGCCCTCGAGCTCGGATGGACCCACGCCCAGGTCCAGCAGCTTCCCTTCGATGAGTACGTGCGTTGGCGGGCGTTCTACGCCTGGCGGGCCGGCGAACAAGAACACGCCGGGAAGGTGGCCGCAATGAGGGCCCGCCGGTGAGTACGGTCGAACCGATCCAGGTGCAGGGGCTGCGGGAATTCCAGGCGGCCCTCAAAGCGATGGACGGCAACTCGCAGAAGAAACTCAAAGTGGTTCTCGACGAGGCGTCCGTCACTGTCGCCCGGGGGGCGGCCCGCCGGGTACCGACGAAGACCGGCCGGGCGGGCGCATCCCTGCGGGCCCAATCCTCCCAGCGGGAAGCGAAAGTCGTCGGCGGGTCGGGGAAGGTGCCCTACTTCGGGTTCCTCGATTTCGGCGGGCGGGTCGGCCGCCACAAGTCGGTCGCCCGCCCCTTCGTCAAGAGCGGCCGGTACATGTACCCGGCGTTCTCGGCCAACCGAGAGTCGATCCTCAGGGCACTCCAGGACGGGATCGTATCCCTGGCCCGGGAAGCAGGACTGGAGGCGACCAATGGCTAGCGGCGGGTCCACCGTCACCCTCACTTTCGCCGGGGACGCCACATCACTGCAGAAAACGATGGGCGATGTGGGGTCCGGAGCGAAACGGATGGCCGCCGATGTCGATACGGCCGGAAGCGGGGTGCGTGGCGGGTTCAACAACGTGGCCGAAGGGATCGACAACTCGGAACGCAAATTCCGGGGACTGGGCGACACCATCGCCGGCACCGGCGACATCATGCAAGGCTTCAAGGACGGCAACATCGTCGGCGTAGCCATGGGGTTCGCCGATCTGGCCGGTGGCGTCACCGACTTCGTCGTACCGGCCATGAAGTCGCTGGGCGCCCGGATCGGCACCATGATCGGCCTGACGACCGCCCAGACGGCCGCCACCGAAGGGGCCGCCGTCGCCCAGGGGTCCCTCAACGCCGCCCTGCTGGCCAACCCCATCGGCCTGGTCATCGGCGCCATTGCCGCCCTCGTCGCCATCGGCTACGTCGTCATCCGCAACTGGGACACGATCAAAGAGGCATTCGGCGCCGCCTGGGGATGGATCAAGGACCGGTTCGGCGACCTGATCTCATTCGTCGGGCAGCTGCCCGGCAAGATCGCCTCGGCGGCGTCCGGCATGTGGGACGGCATCAAAAACGCCTTCCGGAACGCCCTCAACTGGGTGATCGACCGGTGGAACGGCCTCGAGTTCAAAATCCCCGGGTTCCACATCGGCCCCGTCGGCTACGACGGGTTCACCCTCGGCGTCCCCGACATCCCCAAGCTGCACACCGGAGGGACCGTCCCCGGCGTCCCCGGCACCGAAGTTCCGATCCTGGCGACAGCCGGTGAGCGGGTCACGGCCGGCGGCGGCCGTGAAACGATCCAGCTCGTCCTCGACGGCCGGGTCGTCGCCGAAGTCGTCCGGGACCGGCTCCTCCAAAAGCAGCGGACCACACCGCTCGGTTTCGTGACCTGACATGCCGATCCCCACCCGCATCGTGGAGATCGAATTCGACGCCGGTGTGTGGACCGACGTGTCCGCCGACGTCGTCAACATCCGGACCCGCCGGGGCCGGAACCGGGAATCAGGCGCTTTCGAAACCGGGCAGATGACCGTCACGTTGCGCAACGACACCCGCAAATACGACCCGGACCACACCAGCGGCCCCTACTACGGCAAGCTGCGGCCCAACCGGCGTATCCGGTGGACGAACACCTACTCGGCCTCCAACCTGGGGGCCTTCCAGGGCTACATCGACCGGATCTCCCAGCAGTACGGCGGCCCCAACGATGCGGCCGCCGAAATCCAGGCGTCGGACCTGTTCAAGCTGCTGGCCCGCACCGAGCTGCCCCGCTCCGTCTACGTGGCCACCGTCGCCGCCGACGCTCCCGACTACTGGTGGCCGCTCGACGAACCGTCCGGGTCTGCCTCCGTCGTCGATATCGGGAGCTCCAAGGTGGCCGCCCCCACGTTCGGGAACCCCGGCCTCGGTGCCAACGGCCTCGTGGTGCGGGACCCCGGCTCGGCGATGGCCGTGACCGGCGGGGCGACCGCCGCCCAGGGATTCAAGGTGGAGCGGGTCACGAACCCGACCGTGCCGATCAGCGGGACGGGTGCCTTCACCATCGAGTTCTGGCTTCAATGCAACCCGCAGGCCCGGGACCAGTACATCTTCCAGCAGCTCGACTCGATCAACCCGGGGACGTGGATCTTCGTACGGGACTCATCCGGGGCCAACCCCGGCCTCCTCGATTTCCGCATACAGATCGCTTTCTTCGTGGTGTCAACCATCCGGGTCGACGACGGCGCCATCCACCACGTTGTGTGCCGCCGGGACGGCGCCGGCGAAATGCGGATCTTCATCGATGGCGTCGATCGGACCACCACCCCACAAACGAACGCCGTAGACATCCCCACCCAGACGTTCTACGTGGGCGGATCCGGCGAATCGAGCGCCGGCCTCGTCGGCACCCTCCAGCATTTCGCCCTCTACAAGTCCTCGCTGATATCGGCCCGCATCGACGCCCACAATGCGGCCGGGCGGACCCCGTGGAACGGGGAGGCTTCGGGAGCCCGGCTGCTGCACGTCTACGACCTGGCCGCCGTCTCGGTGTCCGACACGGTCACCGACGCCGGCAGTACCACCCTGCAGGCCACCAGCCTCGGGGGCACCGCCCTCGGTTACGTCCAGAAGGTGGAGGAAACCGAAGCGGGCCGCCTGTTCGTCAACCGGAGCGGCAAAGTGCAGTTCCTGTCCCGTTACAACGGCGACATCGGCGGCTACCTGACCTCGAAAATCACGCTGGTGGACGCCGACTCGGGGGCGGGCACCGGCTACCGGGACGTGTCGGCCGACGTCGACGAGTCGACCATCGTCACCCGGGCCACCGTGTCCCGGGAAGGCAGCGTGGCCGTCACCTACAACGACACCGCCGCCCAGGCCGAGTTCAAGATCATCGACGAGACGCATGAGGGGCTACTGCACAACAGCGACACCTACTCGAAGTACTACGCCGAATGGATCGTCAACACCCACAAGACGCCGGCGTCCCGCCTCGGTGCTCTCACCCTTGAACTGGTCCAGTCCCCCGACCTGGGCAGCACCTACATCACGCTGCTGGCGCTTGAGATCGCCGACCGGGTCACCTACAAACGCAAACCGCAAAACGTCGGCGCCGTCATCACCCAGGACTTGCGGGTCGAAGCCATCGAACATGAAACCGGGGGCGGCTATTGGCGGATGCGGCTCCAGCTCACCCCGTTCAACCTGGGCGCCTCGGGCTACGGCACCGGCGTCTGGGACACGTCCCTTTGGGACCAGGCCACTTGGGGGCTCTAGATGCCGTACACCGACCCGGGCGCCGTCACCACCGGAACCACGATCACCTCGACGTGGGGCAACGCCGTCCGCAACGCCGAACAGTTTTTAGCCAATCCGCCCATCGTCTGCGCCGTCAACGGCAGCGGTCAGACCCTGACCAGCGGGGCCGACACCGCCTTGACGTTCACTGCCGCCGACGAGATCGACACCGACAACATGCATAGCACGTCCACCAGCACCGACCGGCTGGTCATGAACACGGCGGGCGTCTACATCGTGTCCCTGACCCTGGTGGAGTTCGCCTCCAACGCCACCGGCGTGCGCTACGTCCGCTTCTACAAGAACAGCGCCACGCTGGTGGCCGAAACCCGGGTGGCCCCGGTCAGCGGGAACACCACCACGCTGTCGTTGACGTCTCCGCCGCTGAAGTTCACTGCCGGTCAATGGATCCAGGCCACGGCTCTCCAGAACAGTGGCGGGAACCTGGCCCTGTCCACCGGCTACCGCTTCGGCGCCCACTACGTCGGCCTCGGCTAATGGCATCCCGGGAGGTGCAGGCACTGATCGACTTTGTCGAGGCGGCGGGCCTGCCGTCCCGGGTCACCGACGTGGACGGCCCGGGCCACGCCAAAGGTTCCTACCACTATGCGGCCGGCACGGGCGGCCGGGGCCTGGCCGTCGATTTCGGCGGGGTCACACCGGGCGTCACCTCGGTGACCGCCCTGCAGATGGCCGCCATCTACCGGGAGTTCCTCAACGTCGCCGGCCAGCTGGCCGAGCTGATCTATTCGGGGGTCGACGTCGACGGCCGCCCCGTCACCGTGGCCGTGAAGGACGGACGGCGGGTGGACGGCGCCTCGTTCTACGGCCCTGCCACGTGGCGGGACCATTTCGACCATGTCCACGTGGCCGTGCCCCGGGGCACGTTCCTGTCACACCCGCTCCGCACGCTTTCC